ATGGTTTGGTGCTAATAATGGGGCAGGGTATTCAAATCGTAACTTCGCATTCTTTACAGTATCGGAATATTTAAATGATACCGAAGCTGCTAATCTTTATACCTCTATACAAAAATTTCAAACTACATTGAATAGATTTGTAGGTACTCCTATTTATCCTTCGTTTGATTCCGATGCTCAATCCTTTATGACATCTGCAAGCATAACAGATAGCACACAACAAGCAGCGGTTAATTATTTAGTAACCGACTTAAAATCTAATAACCTTTGGAGTAAGATGAAAGCGGTTTATCCGATGGTTGGAGGTAATGCTACAAGTCACTCATATAATCTTAAAAACCCTTCACAGTTTCAAATAACTTGGAATGGTGGTTTAACACATAGTTCAAATGGAGTTTTACCAAATGGAACAACTGGATATGGAAACACTAATTTTAATCCAAGCTCTAATATAACAACAAACAGCGCACATCACTCATTCTATTTTAAAACAAATAGGTCAATATATCAAACTGCTGTACATGGAGCTTATCAGTCAAATCAATTAGATATGGCTCTTTATCCTTATGCGTTTAATATAGGATGGATAAATGATATATTTGACAATTCAACTTCAAGATTAACTATAAGTACTGGAGATTCAACTGGTTATGTAATAGGAACAAGAAGTTCATCAAGTAGTCATAAATTATTTAGAAATAACACACAAATAGCATCAACTACATCCGCAACAACTGGAACACCACCTAATGCCAATTATTTTATAGGTGCATTGAATTATTTAGGGTCTGCTAATTATTTTGATAATAACCAAATAGCTATGGCTACAATAGGTGACGGACTTACTGATACAGACGCATCTAACTTATACACAATAATTCAAAACTACCAAACAATTTTAAGCCGACAAGTATGATAGTATATAAACTAAAATCACAAGACGTAGACAAGGTAAAGGGCGGACAATTCGCACCTGATTGCTACTTTAATCCCGTTCAAGATATTGACGGAAACTGGATAATCTCAATAGAAGAGTTAGAAGGTATACAAAATCCTGACTTCATGTTTTTAACTTTAAAAGATGAACACGGTGAGTATATTAATGTAACTCCGATAGAATATAAACCCGTACCACCACCTCCGATGCCATGAAATTTAGCGACCTAAAATTCACAAGCGCTGATGTTGTTAAACTCGTTGGTTTCTTAGGTGTTATCGGAATGATGTGGGCTGACCTTAAAAGCTCATACGTTTCAATGCAAAAGGATGTCGAGTTTTTACAATATCAAATCAATGAGATTAAAAAAGAAAACCCAAAGATAGCTGCTGTACTACCAAAATCAATAGAATTAGAACGTGAATAATTATTCTTTAATAGGTGTTTTAATAGCTTTAATCGGAGTCCTTAAAGGTAAAGATGTATGGGAATATTTAAAGTCCCGTAATGACTCAAAAGGAAACAAAGATTTAATAAAGTTATACGAAACACAATTAAACGAATGTAAAGAGCGTTCCGATGAACTGACCAAAAAGAACGAAGCATTATCGGAAAGGTTACAAAAACACTTATTAAAATCTAAGGGAAATGGACTTAAGCAAAATAAAAGAGATTAACTCTAAATTAAGAAAAGCACACTTTTTAAGCCAATGCGCTCATGAGTCGGGTAACTTTACTTTTTTAAGTGAGAATTTAAATTATTCAGCCGACGGACTTTTAAAAATATTCCCTAAGTACTTTGATAAAGCCTTAGCGTTAAGTTACGCACGTAATCCTCAAAAGATAGCTAATAGAGTATATGCTAATCGTATGGGTAACGGAGATGAATCGACCGGAGATGGATTTAAATTTAAAGGACGTGGTTATATTCAATTAACTGGTAAATCTAACTATGCTGAGTTCTCTAAATATATTGGCGAAGATTGTTTAACAAATCCCGATTTAGTTTCGGTTAAATACCCATTAGAGTCCGCTGCGTTCTTTTTTACAAAGAATAAACTATGGGCCATTTGTGATGAGGGGGATAGTGAGGATGTTATTAAAAAACTAACTAAACGAATCAACGGAGGTCTACACGGAATAGATGACCGAATAAAAAAATTTAAAAGTTATTATATATGAAAAAATTTTTAGTATCTTTGTTCCTCGATGAAGTAGGGAATGTATCGAGCAAGAGAGTGTGTGGCGTTCTTTGTATAGTATCGTTATGCGTCACAATGTTTGCTAACCAGTTTACTCCCGAACACATAAAGCCTTCCGATACCTTAGTTGATACCGTTGGATTGTTAGCCTTTGGATGTTTAGGCTTAACGAGTGTAGATAAGTATACTAAAAAAGATTAGGTCATGCCCCGTAAGGCAGCCTCCCCCCAAGTAATGATGTGTGATGTGGGGGGTTCTTTTTTGGTTTCTAATCTTAAGAATGCAGGACTTAAGTAATGAAACCTTAAAGCCCCTTCGGGGGCATTATTTATGAAATACATAAGAGAAATAATAATATTAGGACTTTTAATAGTTATATTCTTATTGGTCCGATGTCAGGACAAAACTATCGAGTATAAACGTATAGTAACACCAGTTGAAAAAACTATCTATAAAAAAGGTAAAAATATTCATCATGTAAAAGTTAAATCTAAATTTATACATGATACTATCAAACTAACTAAATTAGACACAATTAGAATCGTTGAAGCCTACAATTCAATGAATGTCTATAAAGATACTTTGAACTTTGATTCATTAGGATACGTGAGCATAACGGATACCATTTATAAGAACGAATTATGGTCAAGGTCTGTAAAATCAAAGATTAACAAATTTGAAACTATTAAAATATTGAATCCTAATAAGTTTTTTATTGGGTTTGATTTGGGGATGAACTATATAGGCACATCAGCAATTTTAACTTTGCCTAAGTATAGTATAAGAGCCGGAGTTGGTTACAACGGACATTTTAATTTTAATTTAGGTTTATACTATAAAATATGGTCGAAATAGTTAAAAAATATCTAAAACGGTTTCCTGATTTACCAAGCTTAACAATAGCTAAAAAGATTTACAAAGAACATCCCGAATTTATAAGCATTGAAAATATAAGAGGTAAAATCCGTAAACTACGAGGTCAGAGCGGACAAGATTCAAGGAAACGTAAAGACAAAACCTTTTTTAAACCCGAAGGCTCACGCAATCCATTTAAGTTACCTGAGTCACACGCTGATATTTATGAAGCATTCAGTATTAACCAAAGTAAAATACTTATACTATCGGATTTACATTTCCCTTATCAACATAATGATGCAATTACCCTGGCTTTAGAGTATGGCCTACAAAAAGAAGTTAATTGTATATTAATCAATGGGGATTTAATTGATTTCGCTACCATATCACGACACGAAAAGAACTGGAGGGATAGAAGTGTATTTGAAGAGTTTGAGTCCGTTAAAACGTTCTTAAAAACGCTTAGAGATACATTCCCTGATGCTAAGATAGTTTATAAATTAGGTAATCATGATGAACGCTTTGAAAAGTACTTATTCTTAAAAGCTCCAGAGATTTTTGATTGCGTTGAGTTTAAATTGGAAATACTTTTAAAATTAGGTGAGTTGAGGATTGAGATTGTTAAAGACAAACTACCTATTCATATCGGTAAATTAACAGTCCTTCATGGTCATGAGCTTGCAGGTGGGTCCGGCGGAGTCAACCCAGCAAGAGGGGCATTCGTTAAAACCCTTTCAAATATCTTAATAGGTCATTTTCATAAAACCTCAAACCACGTAGAAACTACAATGCATGGGGACGTGATTTCGGTCCATTCTCAGGGTTGTTTGTGTGGAATGAATCCTTTGTACCTTCCTATTAACAAATGGAATTTAGGTTTCAGTTACGTAGAACACGAAATAAAAACAGGGCAATTCATTATTCATAATCTTAAAATAATTAACGGTAAAGTATATTAATGGACTTACATTGGTTAAAGTTAGATGTTATATTCCCCATTCAAAGTGGGTTAGATAACGAGGAGATGTCCGAAATAGACACTATTAGATTAAGGTCTGAAGGTATTGAGGATGGATTTGAAACTGGAACAGCATATTGTAATATCGGACATGACCCAATAGTACAAATCAATCCACGTTGTTTTATTCCAAAGGGCAGACAAAACCGTAAATACTATTCAGAGATTGTATTCCAATCCGGAACAATTATCTACGGTATTGGTAAGCCTGACCTTATTTATTCTAAACTTAGTGAGTACGCTGCCCAGTTCGATACTCAGCCGGATAAAGAAACATCCGTGTAAGTAACTTCATATCAGCCATTTTAGTTTTATACTCAAAGTCACTTAAAGTACCACAAATTAAGTCATTCTCCATTTTAGCGATGTGCCTTAATAAGTCCTTCTTTTGTTCTTTTAATCCTTGGTAGTTTCCTAAGCTGAATCCGTTACGCTTAGCTATGTTAACTATTAAGTAAGTATGCTCCATTATTAAGCGTTCCGATTCTTTATAGTCCTTACCTGAAAGTTCATTTAACCTTTCCGCTATTTTTATTGATTTGTCGTTCATGTTGTAATTGGTCTAATAATACAGCGTAGTTAGCAAGGTCAAGGATGCTATCCGATATTGACTCGTTGTTTACTTTGTTAGTATGCAATAACACACCAAGCCTTGCTACCTTCGTTGCGATTAAGTTTAAACAGTTTAATTGTCCCGATGTCCCAGTAATTGCGCCAGCCAATTTAAAGTTACTAAGACGGTCAGCTCCAGCGTAATCAAAACCTTTCTTAAGCATCGTTTCAGCCATTTTTTTGGTGAACTCAGCAAAGTGTTTTTTCTGTTCATCGAGTGTCATTTTATACGAGTTATGCGTACACCAATATCCATTTTTTCTGTCTTAAACTTTTTTTCAGGTGCTTTACGTTTAACAAACATACACACCGCTGCACTCATTTTTAATTGAGTTTCATTAACCATTAATTGGTCCCCGACATTTAAAGAATTAAAGTCGTACTTTGTTTTTCTGCCTTTCATTTTATTGTTAGTTGAGTTGTTGACTTACCTATTAAATAAGTATTTGTATCTAAGGTAAGTTGATAGATAACAAATCCTTCTCCATGAGCAACTTCTTTGATGTTCTCACTTTGAGTTGGTTTCATCGGTAACTGAGTACACGATGCCAGTAGTAATCCTAATATATATTTCATATTTCAAAAGTATTAATTTAAACTAACATTTACAAATTTCCAATCTTCATTATTTTACCGTCAAACTTTAAAGCCACTTCGCCCGTTTGAAGCCCACGACCTTTAGCGATATCGAATAACATCAATCCCCTTGTGTCTATTGGTTTACCTTTATATTCGTATCCATTAGGGAATAAGTCGTAATACTCAGGTCGGAATATAAAACTAACTATATCCGCATCCTGTTCAATACTACCCGATTCCCGAAGGTCACTTAATAACGGTCTTTTATCGGGTCGTTCCTCACATTTTCTACTTAACTGACTTAAAGCAATAACCGGAATATTTAAATCCTTTGCGATTGTTTTTAATCCTCTTGATATTGAGCTAATCTCCTGCTCCCGACTACCTTCGCCCTCACCTCGCATTAATTGTAGATAATCTACTATGATTAATTTAATATTCCTTTCATACTTTAACTTTTTAGCCTTAGCTTTTAAATCTGAAATACTTAATACTGAGGAATCATCTATATAGAACGGAGCATCGGATAATTTGTTAAATGATGTATTCATTACTTCTATATCATTGAGTCCAATTCTCTTTTGATTAATTAGAGTACTTGGGATGTAAGATTCCGATGAAGCCAAGCGACCAGCTAATTCTGAAGCGGTCATCTCTAAACTAAAAAATGCCACAGGAATATTATTTAAAGCCGGTATTTTAGCCAAGTGTAAAGCCACTGCGGTTTTACCCATAGCCGGACGTGCTGCTATTATAATTAAATTCCCATTCTGCCAACCTCCAGTTATTGAATCTAAGTCATTAAGTCCTGAAAGTATCCCAGTGGGTTGACCTGAGCTTATAACTTCGTAAATATCTTTAACTAAATCCCCATAAATAGTTTTTAGTGTTTTAACTTTATCTAACTTAAAGGTAGTAATATCGGATATCTTATTGTTAATATCTTCAATTATTTCTAATGGGTCATTAACTATATCCGCTGTTTTCTTTTGAATCTGAAGTCCTAAAAAAGATAATTCTCTAATTAAATAAACTTCAACAAGTCGGTTAATTAAAAAGTTTAAATTCCCGATTTCATTTGTTAAACTTGTTATATAATACGGACCTCCAATTTGGTCTAATTGACCTCTTTTTTTAAGTTCTAAGCATACGGTAACGGTATCTATGTTAAAACCACCCTTTAAAAGCTCACACATTGCGTTATAAACGCACTTCGTTTCAAAGTGATAGAAATACTCCACTTTTAATTTATCTGCGCTTAAAACGAACTCTTGAGGGAATAACAAAATAGTACCGAGTAGATTCTCTTCTAACTTTTTCATAAATATTGATTACGTTGTGCTTTTTGAGGTCCCGAATTTACGGTTAATTTTTTAATGTATGGCAAAGTATTTAACAAAGTAGATTTCCAATAAACTATTTTCTGATACTTACCTGAGCGGTTAATACTCCAGTCGGATTCTAACCAGCTATCGTATTTTAACTTTAAGTCCGATGAATCAACATTAGGTTCTTTTGTTTTAGCGTATTCTAAAAATTCATCAAAGTTTGGAATTAACGCTTTTTTTATTTTAGTTTTATTTTCATTTATATTTTCATTTATAATTTCAATTTCATTTTCATCTTCAATCCGTATTACGTTTGTATCATTTTCTTTTAGTTTTGTATTAGTATTGTTATACGATTGTAATACAATTGTATTTTTTTCGGCTTTTCTTTTAGCCCAAACCTCTTTAGCTGTATTACTTAAATTATTAGATTTCTTTGTTCTTTTATGCATCTCAATAGCTAAACGTTCATTATAAAAACCTGATTCGGTTTCAATAAATTTATTTTTAACAATATCATGCTGACCAACTAAAGAATTAAAAGAAGTTTTATCAATTAACCCTCCATGCTGGTGTTGAGAACATAATAATCTAATATAGATACCTAATTGCTCATTAGACATAAACATAGTTCCGGTTAAAAAATCAGAAGCATAAAACAAGAATGCTGGGTCCTTAGCCATTTTGAACTCCTTTCATTAACTTAATTGTTAATACTGATGGCATTGTTTTGTCTTTAATCTTAATTAAAAACCCTTTATTAAACAACCTTTCGATTATTTTATAAATGCCTTGTTTAGTTAATGACAACTCATCGGATATATAAATAACCGAGAATGTTCTGTTACCACTCGAATAAAATACTTGATGGTAAATTGAATCCAAAACAGCGTATTCGCTAATGGATAGGTTCATCGCCTTTCTTAAGGGATGTGAAATAATTGTATACATAAAATGAAGAAACCCACGAGGTTCGGCGTGCAGTGCCTCCCCCCAGTGGGTTAATTAAACAAACATGAAAAACAATGTATGCTGCACTCATACGGGTACAAATATAACTATTTTTTAGTTAAAAACAAACTTCCCAACCAATTTTATTTAAAATATAAGGCCCGAAGTACCTATTAACTATCCATTTTTGACCATCCCAACAAAGTCGGGGGTTATTACAGTCAGTAGTTGCGGCAATAAAATATTCGCGAACCGAGTTTGAAAATTGTTTCATCTGATACAGTTGAGTAATAGTTAGTATAAATAATCATAGTTTTTCTATTTGATATCCGTTGAAGGTATCTATTTCATTTTCAAAATCTTCAGGTCTGTTATCTTCAACAAAGATTAATTTACGAACGACTGCTTCGCGGACGTATCCGTAGCACCAAGTACCGCCTTCCGGCTCTACTGAATCTTCTAACCAAATTCTTATTCGGTCACCGTTTGTTAAGTTTTCTGTTTTCATGGTAGTTTAAATTTATTATTGTTTCTATCTATATGCCCTTGATTATAAGCATCGGTAAGTTGTTTATGTTCTAATTCTAAAAGCATTTCAGCTTTGTCTATTACCTCACTAAAAGATAATTTACTTTCGGGATATTTTTTTAATAAAACTTTACCCCAAAATATAAGCTCCTGCATGGCTGTTTTTTTATTTTCCATAAGTTTCGTTATGAACCTGTGTGAATGTTCCTTCTCCGGTTAATTGATACTGCCTTCCGCAATCAAACATAACCTTCTGTTGCTGCTTTTCCATTTCTTTGGCTTGTAAAATTGTTTTGTATGCATCTTCAATAGGCATACTTAAAAATGGCTTAATTTCTTCAATTAGAAATTCTACTGCTGTTTGTTTCATATTTCTTTATTTATTTGTTTATAGTATTTGATTTTCTCTTCTAATTCAGTAACGGAGAATTTAATTGTAAAGTGGCGCATTCTCATCAGGGTTTCGGATGTACCTTGTCCATACTTTTTATCTAAGAACTTTTGATATTCAAATATGTGAAATCCCTTATCCCAAGCGTTACATTGAACACATCCGGCATTACAATTAGTTTCATCGTAACGGGTAGCCATGTGTTGACGGTCTACAAAATGGCAACAGTTAGAATCCTTCCAGTGTACCTTTTTTTTACATGATACACAAGTAATATATCCGTCAAGGTCTGCATCACGCTTTCGGATAAACTCAGAGAATACACGGTCCAATTCTTTTTTAACCGTACTTAAAGAGCGTTTTTTCATAGAGTGTTTAAATAAGTTCTACATTCTAAAATTCTGTTTTTAAGCCTTTCGATAAAATCTTCATCATAGCGGACTTCGTATTCAACTACCCTTTCTGATTCAGGTATATGAGTAAAGATATGATTCTGTTCTATTTCCTCACAGGCTTTTAAGTACTCAGGGTTTAAATCCGATACCATGCCCATCTTCCAGCTTATACGTCTTTTTTCATCTTCGATTAACTGTAATGGTGTATCAATTAAAACAAAAGCTACAATAGCCTCTTTTAAGCCAGTTAACCACATATAACCTTGTACCTGGGCAAAGTAATCTTTATTTAAGGCATCGTCTTTAAAAGGGAATGTGTGAGCGTTCCAAGAGCTTTTTATATCGATTATCTTATCGGATACTATATCCGGACTACCTGATATAAACTCATTTGAATAAAACTCCTCATTTTTAGAATAAAACCCACCTTTAACATTAGAGTAAAATTGAATAGCGGTATCTTCGACTGCTAATCCTTTTTCTACGTACTTATTAGTAAAATCTTTACGAACACCCCAGCGCACCTCTCGGAATAACTCCTTGAGGTACGACTTTGAGGTTTCACCCATTTTTTTACCTGACTTATCATTAGTCATTATCTTGCCCAGTGTTGAGCATCGGAATAGTTGATTATTAAAAGTCATGAGTTTTAACTAAATTAACAAGTAAGTTATTAGGTACATTAACTTTTAAATAATAGTCATAAAAAGCTTCGGCTTCTGTTTGACGTGAGAACCATTTACGGTATTCAGCACCGGATTCATACTCAATGAATACACAGAAAAATGTTTCATTCTTAACGTTATCGGTTTCCGATATCATTGATATTTTCTTTAGTTTCTCCATAGTTTTTTAGCTAATTGAATATAAAGTTTATATTCATTTATTTGTTCTTTTGTATATCCTTT